ATGTGCGGGGGGGGGGCTGCCGCCAAAGGGTGTCCCAAAGAAGATGCGGAACACATCTGGGAGATGATCGAGGCCGGCGGCGGTTACCTGTTCAATGCCAGCCATGCCACCGCTTATGCTGTCACCAGCTATGTGGGAGCCTACCTCAAAGCCAACTATCCGACAGCGTTCTACACCGTGGCATTGCAGTGGGCCGACGACAAGGAAATCCCGTTGCTGATGTCCGAGCTGGAGCTCTGCTCGAAAGCCCGCATCGTACCGCCCGAAATCAATACCTCCCGACAGGTATTCTTTACCGACTACGGCACGGACGAAATCTTCTGGTCACTCGGCCGTATCAAACAGCTCGGGGCCAAAGCCGTTGCCTGCATCGTCGAGGAGCGCGAGAAGAACGGTCCTTACACCTCCATCGAGCACTTCATCCACCGGATATTCCGGTACAAATTGAAGAAATACGCTTACTGGGACGACCCCGACAATGCCGAAGAATCCGTGAGGGTGCCGGTCAATGCCCGACATGTGCGGAACATGATTCTGGCCGGATGCTTCGACAAGGTAGAAGGTATCGGTACGGTGACCGAGCGTTACGGCCTGCTTGCCCGTGCTGCAACTGAATTAGGCTTCACGCTTTCGGAGAAAGACTTCCCCGAGGAACTGGTCGGGCGGCATTACTTCTGGAGCCGCCAGCAGATTGCCGTGTCGGGCATCGGCTCGGTGGACTATCGCCGCATCTTCGAGGCATCCGAAGCCCGTGCGCTCGTGAAAGGCAAAGTCTCCTACCTGAGCCTGCATGACGTGCTCGACCCGGCCAGCGACGGACGGCGTGCCGCCGTATGCGCTTCCGTCACGGAGCTGTCCGAGCACACGTACAAAGACCGGACGAGCGGCGAACGCAAGCGGTTTATCAAGCTGACGCTCCAGCAGAATAACGACGTGGCGGAGATGGTCTGCTGGAGCGAGACCTGCGAAGCCCATCGGGAGGAAATCTCCGCCCTGAAAGACCGTATCGTCATCGTGTCGGGGATGGTCAAGTACAGCGACTATTCCGGCACGAACAACCTCCAAAGCACCAAATCGACTATCATTCATATCGTATGAGAATCAACTTATTCGGATAATATGGCAACACCCAAGACAGAACAAGGAATCTATACGGCCGTCGTGCTCGACTTCGAGACCGGCGGTCTGGACTGCACGCGCTGCGCCTGCACGCAGATTGCCATGCAGGCCGTGCGGCTCGACACCTTCGAGGTGCTGGGACGCTATGCGAACTACATCGCCCCTTACGACAAGCAGCCTTTGGGCGGGGCACCCAAGCGCAAAGTGCTCAAGACACGTCGGGAAATCGAACAGGAGAGTGCATCCGAACCGATGGACTACGAGGCCACCGCACTGAACTACACCGACATCACGATGGACCTGCTACGGACACGGGGCATCCCCTTGAAACAGGTGGCGGCGGAGATCATCGACTTCGCCCGCAAGCATACCCTGAGCAAGGGCGTCCGTTACAAGCCCGTACTTATCGGGCAGAACATCCCGTTCGACGTAGGCTTCCTGCAACAGATGATGGCTTATGCCGGGTTGCAGAAAGAGTTCGCGCAGGTATTCGCCGGCACGACGGATTTTTACGGGAACTTCCAGCCCCATTACCTCGACACCATCGACCTGGCACGGCTCTGTTTAGCCGCCGATCCGCAGGTCACGTCCTACAAGCTGGAGCTGGTGGCCGAACGTCTCGGTATCGAGCTGGACGATGCACACGACGCCGATGCCGACGTGACGGCTACACGGGAAGTGGCCGCCCTGTGCTGCCGCCGTCTGCGGCAGAACGGGGATACGGACATTTCGCAGCAGCGGACACCGAAAACGAGGGACCATTTCAAAATCTGAAGCTATGGAAGAGAAGAACGAAGACAAGATAGAACGGGTTACGTTCCGGGTGGAAGACCGCATGACCTACGGGGTGCTGAACTACGACGGTAACGAGCTGATGGCCGCCATTACGGGGTATGACCTGAACGTGGTGTTCAACATGCGGCTCATCAACTCGCTGGCGGATGCCGAAGCGTGTGCCGACGCGCTGGCCGATGTGTTTTACCAGACACTGATGGAGCAGCTTATCTCCAGAAAGGCGGATTTTATTCAACCGCCGAAGCCGTAATTCTCTATTCTTTTTCAAACGACAATGTGATGAAAAAGAAAGATAACGATAAGACGAACGAGGTACTGCCGGCGGTGCCTGTCCCTTTGGCGGACAAGCCGCTGACCGAAGAGGAGGACAAGTTCTGCGAACTGTACGTCTCCGGTGGTCCGCTCTATGCCGGCAACCACCGCAAGTGTTACGAGGAGGTGTTCGGCAAGGGCAAGAACGTACCTATCGCCAGCCGACTGCTGCTGGGGCGTCCGCACATCTCTGCCCGCATCCGGGAGATGATCGACAGCGTGCAGTTCGACGTCGAGACCATCGCTACCCGATTGCAGGTGGCCGAGACCCTCAAAGCGGTGATGAGCGAAACCTCCTCGGCCGAGTACACCGACAAATTCGGCGTACCCCTCTCTCCGGCACCGTTGCGTGCCGTAGCCGTCAATGCCGCCAAAGCCCTCATGGAGCTGTATCCCATCAAGTGCTCGCAGGAGACCAAACTCCGTATCGACGGCGGTGAGGGCGGCGTAGTCTTCAACGTCATCGTCCCACAATCCACGCCCCATGAGTGAAAATAGAAACCGACCGAAGTTCAGCCGCCGCACGGCGGAACGGGTGCTTTACATTCTCGTTATCCTCGGTTTGCTGCTGTACGGGCTACTGCGGGATTCCGAGGTCGCCGCCCGGCTTATGGAGGCCATTACGAATGCTTTTTCCATCTTAATACAAAATCCATCATGACACAAGTAAGAAACTTCATCAGCGACAACTTCCGGACGATTATCATCATCGTTTCGTTTGTCGTGACCCTCTATGTGCAGCACGTCAGCAACACCGAGCATATCAACGAACTGACACGCCGCTGCCAGACGCTGGAGCTGAAAGTACAGGACCAGTACGAACGTATCGACGCCATCAAGCTCGACAAGGCTGTCTTCGAGGCCACCATGACCCAGTTTACCTCCTTGCAGACCGACATCCGGGAAATGCGGGAAGACATCAAGGAACTCTTAAAACACAACCGATGAGCAGATGGATACTGTCTGTTGCGCTCCTCTTGTCCGCCGGGCATATCCGGGCGCAAGACGCACGCTTCGAGTCGGCCGTGGCCTGTATCAAACGCTACGAAGGCATGCACGACCACCGCCATCTCCCGTATGTCGGTTACGGGCACAAACTCCTGCCGGGCGAATCGTTCCCGGCAATGACCGAGAAGCTCGCGGACTCGTTATTGCGTGCCGACCTGAGAAAGAAATGCGCCGTATTCCGCCGTTTCGGAGCGGATTCCCTGTTACTCGGCGTGTTGGCCTACAATGTGGGTGAATACCGACTGTTAGGGTACGGAACACAGTCGAAAAGCCGATTGGTGTGCAAGCTCGAAGCCGGAGACCGGGACATTTATTCCGAGTATGCGGCATTCTGCCATTACAAAGGGAAAGCCGTACCCTCCATCCGGAGGCGACGCGAAGAAGAATTCAAAATCCTATTCATCAAATAAAAAGCGTTATGATTGCAAGAAATTCAAAAGTGAAGATAGTGGCATCGTCCCAGCTTACGGAGATGATGCTGGAAGAATTAGTCGGGAAAACAGGTGTCGTGTCGGAAGACCTCACCGGCCCCGAGCGTCGCGGATGCAAGGGGTATATGGTGTTTCTCAAAGACCCGTACCAAGAGGAATACGAGTGGTTCATCCCCGTCGAATCCGTCTGCCATGCGTAAGAGTACCCTGTATTTGAGCCTCGCCGTGCTGTTGCTCGGTGGGGCTGTCGCAGTTCTGTGGCAACGCAACGGCTATCTCAAGGAGGAACGCAACCGCTACCGCAGCAATACAGAAGCGTTGCTGTCGGATATGAAACGCATCCGTGTCGATTCGACGACTATGGCAGTGGATGTGAACGCGCTGCGGTTGCGGGTGGATGAGTACAAGCGGCTGCGTGCCGAGGATACCGAAAAAATCAGGCGGCTCGGGGTGAAAATCAAACACCTCGAAGCGGCGGCACGGCATGAGGTTGAGGTGGCCGGACCGATAGACGCCGTGATACGGGACACGGTGGTTGTGCGGGATACGGTGCCGATTCTGCGCCAAAGGGTGGAGATGGTTACGCCGCACATCCAGCTTACGGGAATCATCGAGGACAACCGGCTGCGGGGTGAGATACGGGTGCCGGTGACGCTGCACCAAGCGGTGTGGGTAGAATATAAGGGCTGGTGGTTCTGGCGGCGGGTGAAGGCCGTGCATCAGACCATTTCAAGCGACAACCCGTATGCGGAGATACGGTATTCGGAGTATATACGACTATCAAAATAAATAAGAAGAAAGATGTACAGTATTGTCATGTCCCAGTACAGTCGGTATCGGGATATTTTATTATAACCGTTTCCGGCTGCCGTACCGCTATTCTTTGATGTAACTCTAACTGCATCAAAGAATGAAACTGCTTCTCAGACGCAAATACAAGGCGGAAAACTATACCATCGGCGACCTGTCAATCGACGGGCGTTTCTTTTGCCATACCATCGAGGACAAAATCCGTGAATTGCCTGCCCAGTGCCCCTATACGCCGTCGGGACGGTCGTGCCGCTGTCGGGAGAAAGTGTATGCCCGCACGGCGATTCCGGAAGGCACTTACAAGGTGACGATGGAATACAGTATGCGGTTCAAGCGGGTGTTGCCGTACCTGCATGACGTGCCGCATTTCTTAGGTATTCTGATTCACAGCGGCAATACGGAGGAGGATTCCGCCGGGTGCATCATCGTGGGCAAGAACACCGTCAAGGGCAAAGTCACCGAATCGCGCAGGACATCGGACGCGCTGAATGCTCTGCTTGCCAAGGCTTCCGACATTGACATCGAAATTGTGGAAGCATGGCGCTAAAGAAACTGAAGGCTCCCGAAAGTCTGAAAATCGACTTTTGTCCGTCGCCGAAGCAATACGAACTCTGGAAACTGCTCCAGCCCGAATGCCCGCTGTGCGGCGGCGAGGTAGAACAGATGCTTATCGGGTACGACGCCAACCACAATCCACGCTACAAGCCTTACTGCAAGCGTTGCAACAACCAGAACATTCCGCAGTTGGTTCTGGGCGGCGGAGCTGCCGGCGGCGGCAAGTCATTCGTTTCCAGCGTATGGTTGGTGAGCAGTTGCATCCGTTTCCCGGATATTCGTGCCGTAGTGGCCCGAAAGACGCTGAAAAGTCTGAAAGAATCGACGTGGAACACCATCCGCATGGTCATCAAACAGTGGGGATTGGTGGAAGACGAACACTATCACATCAACAACGTGGCCGGTACGCTGCGGTTCTGGAACGACTCGGTCATCATCATGCTCGACTTGGCCGACCAGCCGTCCGACCCCAACTTCGAGCGGTTCGGTTCGATGGAGGCGACGATTGCCGCCTGCGACGAGGTGTCGGAGGTCAGCCAAAAGGCTATTGAGGTGCTGTTCTCGCGTCTGCGCTGGAAGACTCACGAGACCTTCAAGGTATCGAAGATGCTGCTCACGACGAACCCCACGACCAACTGGATACGGGGGCGGTTCGTGCAGGACGACAACGGCGACCGGGTGACGCCCCGTGAGGGTGAAGCCTACGTGCCGTTCTCGGTGTTCGACAATCCCGATATCGCTTTCCGCCAGACCTACGAAGCCGCCCTGAACAAAATCAGCGACCAGGCGACGAAAGAACGGTTGCTTTACGGCAACTGGGACTTCGTGGAGGCCAACGACATGGCTATCTACAACCGCTTCGACGGAGCCGTGCATTTGGTTACTGGACTGAAAGAGCGGGTGTACGACCCGACGCGGCCGCTGATTACCGTGTGGGATTTCAATGTGGCTCCGCACATGAGCGTGCTGCTTGCCCAAATCGACTACGACACACGGAAGGTTTACATTCTGGAAGAGGTGTTGGGCACGGCAGCCGCCAAAGAGAACAACACGCCGGCATTGGCCCGCCGGATGAAAAAGAAACTGCTTTTAGACAAACAGATCGGCGGTGTGGACGTAACGGGCGACCCGGCAGGATTGCAACGCTCCACGGCTTCCGAGGACGGCATCAACAACTTTACGGTCATCACGGAAACGCTTGGACAAGGCGTACTGCGCCCCCGCGTAAAGCTGCTCAAGAAACAGCCTCCCCAGATTACGCGGTGCGAGTTCGTCAACGAACTATTTAACGGTTACAACGGCTGGGAGCTGCGCATCGACCTGCGATGCCGCAAGCTGACAGAGGATTTGATATACCAGACGAAAAATGAGGACGGCACCAAGTCCAAGCAGAAAGTGACCGACCCGAAGACCGGTGTGAAATACGAGAAGTACGGCCACCTGTCCGACTGCCTGGACTACCTGCTCTGCTACTACCTGCGGGATAGTTGGCACAAGTACAAAAACGGCAATGCGGGAAACTACCAGGTGGTATCGACGGCAATGCTTCATGAAGGATTCAACTATTAAAGAAAAAGACAATACATGTACAGAAGATTTCTTAATAACGAGGATTATTTAGGCATCATCACGCAAGAAGCCCTTTCGCAGATAACCAGAGGGAACAGCGACCGTTTTATCCAGGCGGAGGAGTCGGCCGAGATGAGTATTGTGGAGTACCTGTCGGAGAACTACGAAATCGAGCGGGAACTCGGCAAGGGGAAATATATCGCGGAATACGACCGTCGGATTACATTTCCCGTGGGGGCGCATATCTACCATGAGGGGACGATTTGCGAGGTCATCCGCTCCATGAGCGGTTATAAAATGCCGGCGGTAAAGACCTACTGGCAGGAGCATGTGGATGTCAATTTGGACACGGCGACCGTCGAACGTTATTCGCAGTTCGGCACCTATTATCCGAATGACCTCGTACTGTACAACGATGTGGTATATGCTTGTACGGTCGAGAACGGGTATAAGTTCGGCGAGATTCGCATTCCGATGGCCGAGGGCTGGCTGGAGGCGGAATATACCTTGTGGCAGCCGATAAACTACCTTCTGTGGGACGTGGTGGAGTTCGAGGGAGCGTTCTATACGCTGATGACGTTGGACGGGTTCGACAATAACGTTACGCCGATGGAATCAGATAACTGGGGGGCCATTGCGGACTACGATCCCGCCTATAACAAATATGAATTTTCGGAACACGAATATGTGGTGTACGAGGGGCGTGTATTCTATCCCGGAACGGATGTCAATGCCGACCTGCCACAGCGGGGAGTGAACCTCACGCCGCATGATCCGCGCAATTACAACCTGAAGAAACACATGGTACGGCTGGCGTTGTACGAACTGACAAAACTCATCGCCCCGAATAACGTGAGTGTGGTCAGGATGCGCGATTATGAAGATTCGATGAAGTGGCTCTCGGATGCGGCAAAGTTGCGGTTGAATCCGCAGATTCCCCGAAAAGTGGCAGAGGACAACAAGCCCGTGACGGACTGGCAACTTGCTACGTTCCAGACGGACTACGACCCGTGGAAAAATCCGTGGATGACGTGATTTCTTGTTCTGTTCAAGCTGTTTGCATGTATGTGTATGCAGGTTATTAAGAATCAGATATTTGATTGATTCGGGGCTCATGAAAAGACTATATGCAAACATCTGCATCTGATTGCGGAAGTGTTAATTATCAGCGGTTTATTACACGATTTTTGCTATATTTGCGTTCGTAAAACGAATATATCACTAAAAAAATATCGAGCATTATGACAAAAGCTGAAATCGTTGCAGAGATTGCAAAGCAGACGGGAGTGGAAAAGACGGTAGTAATGAATGTCGTGGAGGCGTTTATGGAAAGCGTGAAGGGTTCGATGATTGCAGGGAATGAGGTGTTCCTGCGCGGATTCGGCAGTTTCATCATCAAAAGACGGGCAGAGAAGGTAGCCCGCAACATTTCGAAGAACACGACGATTACGATTCCGGCCCATAACATTCCTGCTTTTAAGCCGGCCAAATCGTTTTTAGCCGCAATAAAGGAAGCTAAATAGCGAGTCGTAAAGCGAAATAAAAGATTTGAAAGGCGTGGGATTGGTTCATTTCACGCCTTTTTTGTCGGCAGGCTTTTGTTCTTTGTCGGGAATACAAATGAATGCTGTGTCGGAGAAGGTTACTTCTGCGGCTTCGTCCGGAAAGAAAATGCCTTCGGTGACGAGTTGCTGCAT